TAGCAAACATAAAGAGTTACAGACCGAGTTTCAATATATACAAGATATGATTATTCCAGGTCTCATCGTTGAGAGAAATTCCCTAAAGGAACGATTACAATTTATACGTGGGGGGTGTCCGCCCCCCAACGGCGGGACTACGGGGGTTCCGCCCCCCAACGGCGGGAACTACGTTCAATTGGCGGGGGGGGTTCCGCCCCCCAACGGCGGGAACTACGTTCAATTGGCGGGGGGAGGTGCGATAGGATGTGATGATGTGGATTCTAGCAACGATGACGTGGATTCTAGCGGCGAAGCGCGAGGTCGTGGAATCGCGGATTTGCGAAGCAAAGAAGCGATTCCGCGGCCGAGCAGTATAGACGAATGCCTCGAAATCCGTGACCGTATTAAAGAAATCAATGCGACCATTAAAAAGCACCAACAAGACTATAAAAACTACTACCTCCACAACAGTGAGTATATCTTTGAGTATTTTGAGACCAAGAAAACCATAACCAGCGGCGGTTCAATGAAAACAAAATCCCTAAATGCGTTCTTCAATCTCCCCGAAGCGAAGAAAACGGAGGAACTTTTCAAAAACCAGCACAATAATGTAGAAAAGTATCTGGCGAGTATTGACCAGACGTATATGGATGTTTCTAAATATGTCTACCCTACGGATATTTGCCAATTCTGCCACCAGGGCGAGATGATTCCGGTGGAAAGCGAAGGTATTATGGTATGTAATAAGTGCGCGAAGCAGGTAGTATTCCTCATTGACAACGAGAAACCCTCTTATAAGGAACCGCCTAAAGAGGCGTGTTTTTACGCGTATAAGCGCATCAATCATTTCCGCGAAATCCTCGCACAGTTCCAGGCGAAGGAGACGACGTGTATCCCCGATAATGTGCTCGAAAGCATCAAACAGCAAATCAAGAAGGAGCGGATTGAAATTACCCAATTCACGGATAAGAAGGCGAAAGAGATTATGAAGAAGCTGGGATTTAATAAATATTACGAGCACATTCCATTTATTAAAGATAAGTTGGGGATTAAACCACCGGTGATGACGCCTGACCTCGAAGACCGATTGTGTAATCTGTTTATGGAAATCCAGGGACCCTATGCGAAATTTTGCCCCGACGACCGGGTGAATTTCCTGAATTATTATTATACGGTGTATAAGCTGTGCGAGTTACTGGGGCGGCGCGAGTTCCTGCCATTCTTCCCAATGTTGAAAGACCGAGAGAAGCGGATAGAGCAAGACCAGATATGGAAGCAGATATGTATTGAGTTGGATTGGGTGTTTATTGCGACGCCGTGAGGGAGGGGTGGAGGAAAATCAATGATGGCATAAGAGCGTGAAATCCATTCAATCCAGTTATGAACCAGAGGTAGGTGAATCGGGACTACCATAGTCATCAATTACATCCGCAGGTATTTTATTGATTTTTTAACACCATCAATTATTATCTCAACTCTCCTATTGGAATGTCATTATCCATTTGCCTTTGAAGATTATATCGTCATGGCAACGCATTACCCCCTTTTCCTCTTTTTGTCAATCCTTCCATTTTCCACGATAAGATGCTCTATTTGTCCGTGTAATCTTTCCAACGTGTTCGAGTTTGGTATGTGGAAGAGCGTTGGTGACGCACCCCTTGTCCACCTTATATTCACCCTCATACGTACCACCATTATATTTTAAATTCGTCCCAGTGTATCGGCATCGGCTAATCGTTGGTATGCTCCTTTGGGGGCAGGCAGATGAAACAGCCTCCTAAACAAACTTTTTTGTGGTGCTGATGTTGATGCTGATGCTGATGATCCCGATAATGATGCTGATGCCGGTCCTTGTGCTTGTCCTTGTGCTGGTTCTTGTGCTTGTCCTTGTGCTTGTGCTTGTCCTTGTGCTGGTGCTATCACGTCATCCTTATATGTCCGTACCTCAATTTTACCGTCGGAGTGGTAAGTAATTTTAAAAACACCATTTTTCTTGTTCTTTTGGAAAGTTCCCTCCAATGTTTCTTCTATAGAGGTATATTTACCCTCGCCGTCCATGTTCCCTCCACGTATTTCACCTTCATACGTATGGCCGTCTTTACACGGCATAAATCCGATGCCATTAATCATACGATTATCTTTAAAAAAGCCAGTAACTTTTTTTCCCGGATATGTGTTATCATACAGATATGTACCTTCACCATTTGCGTTGTTACCTTTAATTATTCCTTCGTATTTATCACCATCAAACCATTCTATTGTTCCCATACCACTAACCTCTCCGTTTTCGAACATCCCAGTAATAGTTCTACTACTCCGGTTTGTAAGTTCTGGTGTTTCCAACATTTTTTTAATTACAAGTTTTCCACGTCCAATAATCATTTGCCTCTTAATATCTTGTTGGTTAAAATTGCGTTCCAGTTCTTCTGTGAGTGGTAGCGTTAAATCAACTCCACTATATATATATGCAATTTGTCCGACTTTCATTCCAATTAAAAAATTAACATTATCTCCATCTGATAATGATTGAACACCCTTTTGAATAAGAGTGTTATCATTACTTGATAATAAATTATCACCATCAAAAACATACTTATTATCCCCCGGTGCTCCTCCTCGCATAACAACTCTCCCCTTCCTCCTTGATTTCATGGTGGTTCGATACTTATTATTCCGTGCTTTTAATGAACGCGATTGCTTGCGTTTGGACTTTCGAAATCGTTTTTTCGTTTGTTTTGCCATTATTTCTAAATATTATATATTATAGTGTCATAAAAATATAATGCTAATATCACCATCGTTCATTAGTTCATACGACGTTTCGAACGTATTTTTTCGTCGACCAAATAAATCGGAATATTTCATTTTCTATGATTACAAACTGAAATATTTATATTCAAATAATCTAGTTTCAAATCCGGGTCCAGGACTCCGGGCACAAATCACGTGTATTATGGCCCACGCCAGGGCCGAACCAAACACTCGGATAACAAACGACCTTCCCGGGGTTCGCATTGAAATACGCCCCCCACCAACTAAAGGTGCTATTCGCGATGATATTGTGGTCGCATACGCTCATCAAAAGCAACTGCTGCCAATCCGCGATGGTATCACGAACAAAATGAAACTGGATATCGCGTCCGTATGCGGGTCCGTGGATATCCGTCGCACAACGGTGTTTTAATTCCGCAATGTGATTGAGAACGATTTCTTTGTCGCGTGATTCATAGAATATGAGGAATGAATATGCCGAAGGTACCGAAGGCGCCGTGGCAATAATATGTGAAATCGCGCGATAATAATACTCCACCGTCATCACCGGATGGATGTGTAAATTCTTCACGTAGTCCCCAATGCGGAAATGTATGCTTACTAATTCGCGCCGCGTCGACCCCAGTTTTCCGTCCGAGTAATCGCCGCTCCACGTTTCGTTATCATAAAGTTGCTTTATCCAGGTTTGTTGTTCTCGTAGTTGTAACATATCACATATCTCTGCGTATTTATCTGCGAAATATCGCTCACTCTGGAAATACCCGTGAAGACGCAGCGGTTTCGGGTATTTCACGGTTTCGGTGGGGATCGCAGAATAATGAAACCCGATTTCATCCCATCGCGGCAAGGACTGAAACATTCTCTCGGTGGTATCATTGGACGGCGTAAGATATCGGCGTAACCCGCGCAATAATGTGGTCCAATGTGTATAACGCGGATGTCCAGGATTACCCTCTAATTCATCTTGCCGCATAAAAAAGAATGTGTCGTGATTGCGAAGGGCCGCCGCAATCACTGCGAATATTTGGAAGAGCTGGTTCCCTAACCCGCCCATAATTGTAGCCGTTATCATTGTAACAATACATAATCTATTCTTGTATATTTAAGCCTGAATGTGTTCCTCATAACAGGAAGTCTCGGAATAAAAACCATAGAGCGTCCTCGTTTGTTTCGTTTACTTTTATGATACAAAAATCGGGGTTCGTGGTTCCGGCATTCATTCCATTCATTCCATTCATTCCATTCATTCCATTCATTCCATTCATTGTTCCACTCGCCGTTCCACGTCTCGTAAAAACACAATGTGCGATGATGTGTTGGTCGTCTTGAATCACCACATTATTCGTAATATAAAGTTCAAGAATTTCTTGAAACCGGGAACACCACCACAATGCCTTTTCACGCCCGGCGATGTAAAACCCACCACTCAACAAATGTGCGCGCCTGGGATATGATTCTCTCGGAATCCCGGTCTCGGGGTCGGCATTGTTAAAATACCGCGCGTGATAAGTATACCCAATATGTAACTGACTAGGCGACAGATTACATCCATAGTATACCTTATCTTTATGAAGTCGCCTGATTTTATCTGGATTGGGCCAGTGTTCGCATATTCTCTCGCGATACGTACTCCCTGGCGATAAAGTATCGCGAAAATAACCGACATCACACCACCCATAATATTCGGTGTCAAAGTATCGGTTTTCAATGGTCTCTCTTACAAAATGAGTCTTTTCACACCACAGCATATTGAGACGCCAATCTGCGATTGTTGCGAGTTTACATCCGGGGCTCGCATTATTATCCATCCAAAATCTCTCGTGTTTCGAATTATGAAACTCCGAAAATGGTTTGAGGACGACCTTTATTTTTCGCTGGGTGTCCTCCCCCAGTTTTCGAACTTCATCGCAAATCCAGGGGTATTCACTCTCGCCAGTATAAATAACCAGATAAAACCTGTTCACGACGCGAATAAAATCGCGAAACCAATTCAGATGTTTTTCGTAGCCGTGTCGGTTTTTCATACCGTACAAACACGAGCTAAATGTTATGTTTACAGCGGTCATTCTACAATAAACCAATACTATCGATAAACGTATAAATATTTACAATTATTATATAAAAGTAAATATTACTCAATATATATTGTTATTGTTATTGATATAGAAATACAATGCTTCGTACATTTTCCGATATAAAGCACGCAGTCTACATCAATCTGGATTCGCGGCGTGACCGTCGCGAATTATTCGAAAAGCAGTTTGAAGAGCTCCACGGACGATACCCGCAGGATTTCGCGTTTGCGCCAGTTGCGCGTTTTTCGGCGATTCGGGATGACAATAACGGTGCGATTGGATGCACCAAAAGCCATATTGAATGTATTCGTATTGCGAAGAATAATGGTTGGGACCACGTTCTCATTTTTGAAGATGACGCGTTGCTTATTCACCCAGAAGTGCTAGTTCATCAAGTGTCGTCCTTTCTCTCGCGGTTTCGCGATGAATGGGACGTCGTATTGTTTTCCGGGAATAATTTCCCGCCATTTAAAATAGAAGCGCCGGATTGTTTTCGGATTGCGAATTGCCAGACGACGGGCTGTTATCTTGTATGTAGTCGGTATTATGACACGTTACTTCGTAATTTTGAAGAAGGGCTTGCGGGGCTCACTGCGAACCCGGGAAATGCGTCTGTATATGCGTGTGATGCGTATTGGAAACAGCTTCAACGCGCGGACCGATGGTATCTTATCACGCCTGTCTGCGTAATCCAGCGGGCTGGTTATAGTGATATAGAGAAACAAGACGTAAATTATGAGAAATTGATGACGGACCTTGTGAAAAAGCCGAAGCCGCCGACGACGATGCGAATGCATATGTAGCGCCAAGACTCTACGCGTCCGTTAAATACCGGTCTACGACCCACCACGCAAAATCGCGGTCGCTCGGGTAATGATGCCCTGCCATAATCCGAATATTCGCACACTTGGTCGCGATATCCATAATCGCCTGGGTTTTGGCGGGAAATTTACGTGCGAGTATTTTCGCTAAATAATAAGTCTGAACGGCGTGCCCCGATGGGTATGCGGGAGTTGATGCGGCGTCTGACCGCAAAAGCGTCCCATTTGCCTCATTGATGAGTTCTGGCGCGATTTGTGCTGGACGGGCGCGATTATAGAACCATTTCATCATTTTCGTTATGAAAATGACACGGGTGTTTGTCATAATCCCGTCCATTTCCGTGACGGACATTTCGTCGGGTGTAATCACCGGTGTAAATGCGGTGGCAGGGTTCATATCTGTCATACGAAAAAATGCGACGTCACTCGGCATTCGCTTCATAATGTATTCGGTGACGACCGTGTGGATTTCGGTGCGACTTTCCGGGAATGCTTTACCGAACCCCGATATCGTGACATTAAATGATGGATACCACCAATAATATCGTGTAGGTTGGACGAGGAGAACGATAATATACGTAATTGCTAAAGCCACGAAAATACGGAAACGGTCGGGGTCGCGTTCTACGATATTGTAATGATATGAATTGAAGCGGTCGCGGAGTTCGGATACAGCGCCACTTTCTTTTTTGGGAGGGGGGAATCCGACCCAGGACCGAAATTCATTGACTCCTGGTAGAACGACCATTGCGGTAATATATACTAGTTGAAGCATATATTACGGGGGGTGGAATGGAATGAATGGAATGAATGGAATGGAATCACGCGTTGTATTTAGACGCGGAGAGGGGTAGGGAATCCGACGAGGTTGGCACCGATACCAAAGCCCGCACCAGTCCTGGCGCTAACAGCCAAACTGGGAACATATGTATCCAGGATGCTGAAGGTGGCCGCGGCGGTCAGAGCAATAAGGGCAACCTCATCAAACGACAAACTGCGTTTGGGGATGGCGTAAGCAGCGATAGCCACCATAACACCCTCTACCAAATATTTAATGGTTCTCTTCACGAGTTCGCCTAAATCAAAAACTCCAGACATTGTGTTTATTTATTATAAATAATGTCAAGAAATTAATATTTACAAGAGTTATGCGTTAAATAACTTAAACATCTATAATGTAGTATATTATACATTCCATTCCATTCAGCTCCATTCCATTCATTTCGCTATGTCCACTCCTTCCGGCGTTGAACTTAAACACGCTACTACCGGTGATGCCAATCCTAAATATATCGACTTGTTAGAGGAAGACAAGCCCATCGCAGGTCAGAAGTTCGCGTGTTTGTCCTTCGTGTCGCCAGAACACATTTTGAAGCAGAAGGACCATTTCTTTTTTGAGAAGTTTCTTCATTACTGGGACTATCAAAAGTCAATGGAGAAGTTCGTCCAGTTTCTTAATTTCGTTTCATTTAAGCACCACGTTAATTTTGACAAATTGACAGCGGATTTTCAGGAGTTTGCTAAAGAAGAGAAGGAAACGCTTCAAAAGACGAACATCTATGACGAGTATAAAACCTTCCTAGACAAACATGAGGATGACCTTGATGGCGAATTCAACGAGAAGCACAATTTCCAGACAACTGTGCGCGGTTTGAAGGTGCGCGGCGTGTTCGGTTCACAGAAGGAGGCCGAGTTGCGTTGTCAGATGTTGCGTGAGGTGGACCCGAATCACGATGTATTCGTCGGACCTGTCGGTTTGTGGGTTCCCTTTCACCCTGACGCGTATAAGACTGGTCGGGTAGAGTATATGGAGGAGACCTTGAATCAGCTTATGATGGAGAAGAAGAAGAACGAGGAGCAGGCCAAGACCGAGTTTGACAAGCGTGTCAAGGATACGAAGGCAAAGGCGATTCAGGAGAATATGAAGTTGGCGAAGGAGAGCGGGAACAAGTTGACGCAGATGTTGGCGAAGGACGGCGAGACATTGGTGGATGCGAAGCCGAAGGACCTCGAGAGCACGGGCAGTGCGGGCAGTGCGGGCAGTGCGGGCAGTGCGGGCGAGGGAGTTGGCGGCGGTATTTGGAATCACGTGGACGAGACGTCGTCAGTGACGATGACTGTGGAAGATATGCGCAAGGAGTTGTTTGAGAGCGAGGATGTCGTGATGGATAAGAATAGCGACCACGGGTTGTCGAGGTTGGCCTCGGCGGGAGCGAAGGACGTTGATTAGTATTTGAATATTCTAAATGAAAACAAAGGTCATTATTACTACTGAAGTAATAATAATGTCACATACGCTTTATCTACCATTTCTTGGTAAATGTAACATTGGCGTTCCACCCACTAGACTGGCTGTAGCCACCACCAAAACTAAGAGATGAATTCTTTGCTTGAGCAGATACAGCAGAAAAATCGGTAGAAGACGCGGTCTTCGGTTTTGTAAATTGGAGAGTTTTCATTTGAGTTCGTTATAATAAAACATAAGATTATAATCCGGAGATTATAGTCCAAGATATTATAATGATATTATTACTGGTCGTGTGAATTCGTTACTTAGACGGATTGCGCGACACAGTAATAATAATCCTTGAATACTGTTTTGTCTTTTACACTGCGGCTCATTTTGGCGGTGGAAAATCCTTCGGATTCCGAGGCTTTCGCGATGGTGTTCCACGTTTTGAGGACTTGATTGGTTCCCACTAATCGTTTTTCCACCTTCTTGCCGGTGGTTGAAAGTTGGACGCCGATGATAGCGTTTGCGCCTTGTTCTTGGACTGCGGACTGTTTCAATTCGGTATAACTTTGACATAAACCCACTCCGTAATAGCCTTCATTCGCGGTTTCAACCCAAATCGTCGCCTTCAATGCGTTAGGACTCGAATTTAAATACGTCTTCAGGTTCTTCAAATCGGTTTCACTTGGGGTCTGTCCAACCGATATTTTCCATTGCTGATACTCTTTCAGGAGTGTTGAATTCAGGATTTTGCCACGGTCGGAGAATTGGCAGCACTGGAATATAAAGGTTTCCACACTGAATTGTGCTGGGTTTTCGGCCTCGGTTGCGATGACCTTCTTGTATTCTACTGTCTTCAATTTGATACCCTGATAACCGTGAATACGGTCAATACGTTTGGGTTTGAATTTGACGTCCATATAATGTTTCAATGCGTGGAAGGTCTCTTTCGTTGGTTTCGTGTGCGACCAAAGACGAAAACGCCCTTCAAGGTTCACGGATTCCTCTTCCACATCAGGGCGCACGATACAGCATGTTGCGACGAATTCGTCGAACTTTTGTGTGAGTTCATTATCGGGGAGAAGAATGTGTTGAGTGAAGGGGGATTCATTCTCAGTCGCGACGACTTGAAGTGCCTGCGATTGTTGCGCGGTCTTCTCGCGGAGTTCATTGTTCGCAAGTGTGAGGTCGTGGATGGCCTTGTTTTTTGATTCAAGGTCGCTCGCGAGTTTCGCATTCTCGGCCTCCAATTCTTGATTGCGCTGAATAAGCCTGTTGAAGTTTTCCACATTGTACATTGTAGCGTGAATGATGTCTTGAACGTGCTTTGTCAAGCGACTAATTGTGAAATTGGTGCTGTCATATGCGATGATTTCGGTTTTGTTTTTACCGGCGACTTCAATGGTGCGAAGTTGACGCTTGATTTTTGGATGCGATTTGATGTGGTTCTCAATTTCAGACCTGTTGGTGACACGAAATGCGGCCGCGAGAATGAAGTTCGTGTATTTCTTATGATGGTCTGCGACACGAGTGGAGAGGTCGTTGGTCTGTCCGAACTTGATGAGTTTTTCGTTGTCGGCGTTGGTGTTGTCAATGGTGCCGAAGTAAATTGTTTGAGTATTCACTGGAAATTGGCTGATGAGGGTTTGTTCAATTGCGCGTTTCTTTTCTTGGGTGAGGGTGATGGTGGCTTGGTTGAGGGTGCTGATTACTTCGTTCTTTTGTTCGAGTTGCGCACGGAGTTCGCTGGTTTCAGAATCGAGGATTTGGTGAAGAGTTTCTTCCAGTTTCATATAGTACTCGTGGATTTCACCTGCTTTCTTGGTCTGTGCTTTAAGACAGAGAAGTTTAAAGCAACGAATAGTAAGTTTGATGGTTTGTTTGTTATGGCCACCGTGTTTTTTGGGTTTGTCTGAACCGGCTTTGTTTGGTGAATGAGATGGTTGTTCGTCGTCGCTATCATCTGATGTGACAATTTTATAATCTACGCAGATTTTGAAATTGCTTTCAAGCAATAATCTTGCGGCTACTTTTTGTGTGAATCCCAACCATCTCCATACATCATCCAGGTCAACAACAAAGTCAGTATTCTTATCATAATTAAGGTAACAATAAAAACTAGCAACAAACAATTGCTGTTCGAATGTATTAAAGGTTTCTTGAAGTTTAGCAAGAAGAAGATTGTTATATTTTTGAGACAACCTTGTGATTGGATTTTTTTCGATGAGTTCAACAATGTTGAGGGTTTCAGAAGAGGCGGCGCTGGCAGAAGAAGCGGAGGACATCGTTATGAGCGTATGTTATACTATGTATATACGGATGTCTTTAAGTTGTTTTAAGATACGCAATCAAGTTTAATACAAGCAAGATTGTAATATTAATTGTAACATAAAATTGAACTGAACTATAGATGAATAAGTGGAAGATACGTTTTTATATTATGCCGGAATTCACGCGCGATTTGGATGAGTCGTTGTCTTGTTTTCAGACATCAAAATACAATTTAATAAGACACTTGGAAAGGAACTACCGAGAGAATATCCATTATACAAGGTCACAACTGAAAGTAGTCAATGAAACAAAAAAACAGAATGGCGGACAAAACCGAATTGTCTATATGCTGACGGAAGAAGCGTTTGAACTCTTCAAGAACTCATTTAATTTCAGAAACAAATACATTGTTACCGCATCACAACAAGTACATGTTGTCAGATTTCCGATGTGTATTGAAGGACCGACTATCGGGTTTATTGAAAATGCGTATCGCGGTTTACGCGCTATGTCGCGTCAGTTTCAGATTGGGCCTTATCGGGTCGACTTGTGCTTTACGGACGATTTGATTATAGTAGAATGCGACGAATACGGGCATCGCGACAGGTCTTCGGTGGACGAGGCGGTGAGAGAGGACTTCATCAAGAATCAGGGTTACGCAATAATACGTTATAATCCGAATGAACCTGTATTTGATTTGTCGGATGTGTTGAATCGGATAAATAGGAGGTTGATGTTGCTTTTATAAATCAAAAGCGGATTTTATAAAAGCGATGGTCGGAATACGGTCTCTTTTACATTTGAAAAGCGATATTTATGAAAGCGATGGTGGAATCCGGTGGCGCTTTTATAAATCAAAAGCAAGAAATAGGGTTAAAAATGCTAATTTTGGCATCTTGCTTTGGACGCGCCCAAGGCAACTTTCCATCACCACTTACTCTTCTTTACATTAATCTTCGGTCCCTTGCCACTTTTCGCAGCATTAGGGTCATACGACTGCTCTCCTTCGTCATCAGAACCGAGATTCTTGGATATTTCCCAGAATTCCTTACTGCCGAGCTTGAATGGCCCGTGCTGTTGTGCCTTATACCAGAAGATTTGGTCCTGTAATTTGTTGGATTTCGCGTTGTTATTGATGACGAGACACTCATAATTCTCGGTACACTGGTCCATCACCTGACAAAAGCTCTCAAACGTGGGGAACATACCCGCATAATTGTCGTAGATTCGCTTACGATTCGCAATATATGGTTCACGGAGGATAAAAACGTAGTCGATATTCGTGCGGAGATTTGGAGGGATACCAAGGGGATATTGCATTGTGATGACTAACATGACCTTCCAATGACGTCCGTTCATAAAGAGGAGGCGCATCATCACGTCCTTCGTCCATTTGTTATCATACAAACAATCATCCAAAACGACGAACGTCCTCGGGTCTATGGACGACTTCTTATACATATCCTGTTCTTTTTTGACCTGCTTTAGGACAGCCTTTTGGCGCTTTAGAATATTCTCAATGATGGCCGTATTATAAGCGTCATGGATGAATAGTTTTGGGACATGTGCTGCGAAGAATCCGTTGCCTGCCTCCGTCCCGGAGATGACTGTCCCGATGGGAATATCCTGATGATGAAACATCAAGTCCTGAACGAGGAAACTTTTACCGGTATCACGACGTCCAATGAGAACGATGACTGGGCCCTTGTTTTCATCGGGGCGAAAACTGATAGCCTTCATCTCGAACTTCGCGAGTTCTAAATTCATAGTATTGATGTAGACGATTATAGTAATAAAAATGGCATATATTATTTTTATGACATTTTTACGAATGGACGGAATGGACACGCCCGTTTAAAATCAATATAAAACTTCTATTCATCAATCATATCAATAAGTATTATACATTTAGGAACAATGACAGACAATGCGGCATCGGCCTCGGCATCGGCGTTCCAACTTCATTACCGTAAACACAAATATACCCCTGATAAAATAGAGTCCGCATTACTGTATGATATTCAAAATTATATACCGATATATTCACGATTTTTTGATGTAAATGAAAGCAACTATAACGGAATCCAATTGAACCAAAAGTATTATTTACAGAATATCATCTCGCATCCAACGCAAATCATTGATGCCGACGCCGCCGCCGCCCACGCTGCCGACCACGCTGACCACAGCAGTCATTCCCTAAACCATTTAGAAACGATTATTGCTGACGACGACGGAAATACCAACAACGTCCCAATGTTTGTCAAGTATTCTCCTCTTCTTGACCCTATCCGTTATTTATCCGGGAAATATGATATACAGAAGGATAACAAAACGCGCGCGCTTCCCAAATACAATTCTACGCCCGAAACGTGTGATGATAAAATACTCAATACAAATAATTCGTCGTATGCTGACGGATTTTTCTCCTATTTGACGAGCCGCGCACTTCACGAACACGGAATCGTCCATGGAGTCGACTATTATGGCAGTTATTTGTGTAGACAACGCGAATTTTCCACCAATGTGTTTGATGATATTGACTATCTTGTTGGATGCTCCTTTTTCAATACATACGAAAACGAACTCTTTACGATTGATTATTCACAATTCGGAGATGATGAGACCGGCGGCGGCGGCGGCGGCGGCGGCGGCGAATTCTCGGATATCAATATAAGCAAGTTGATGAAAATCCGCAACAAAATGAAACCGATGATTGGCGCAACTGGGGGCAATAGCTATATCCAACCGGAGGATTTCCCGAACATCAAAAACCGAATCCATATTCTTGAAAATGTATCGGATAATGAAGCAATGGTGGTGGAACCATATACCGCGTCGGTCGTGGATGATGGGTGTATCATTGGAGATACATCCGTAGAGGTCGTAGATTTAAATGTGGAAGAACTCGCCGATACGATGGCGGCGTTAATCCCAAAAAATCAGACAAGAGACCGCGACGACGACGGCAACGACGATAGTGATTCGTCTCAGTCAAATTCGTCGTATACTACGGTAAGTGACGAGGAGGACGGGGAGGACAGCGGCGAGGAGGACAGCGGCGAGGACAGCGGCGATGACAGCGGCGAGGACAGCGGCGAGGATGGAGATAAGGATACTGGCGATGCTGAAAAAGCGGGTGACGACAACTCTTCATACGACAGCGGCGGCGACAGCGGAAGTTATGACAGCGACGACGAACAACTCATCGTAAAAATAAACGATTTCCCCATCCAGGCCATCCTCCTTGAAAAGTGTGTCAGCACGCTCGACCATATTATGATGACGGATGAATTGACAAAAGAAGAATGGGCCTCTATTCTATTCCAAGTCATAATGACGCTCGTTATCTATCAGAAAATGTTCGCGTTTACACATAATGACCTTCATACAAACAATGTGATGTTTATTGAAACGAAAGAGGAGTTCATTTACTACATCTACGAAGGCCAGTATTACAAAGTTCCTACCTATGGTCGCATTTTCAAAATCATTGATTTCGGGCGCGCGATATACAAGTTCCGCGGCGAACTCATCTGTAGCGACAGTTTCCACCCCAAAGGCGACGCCGCAACCCAATACAACTTCCCCCCCTATTATAACCCGGAAAAACCCACAGTAGAACCCAATTTCAGTTTTGATTTATGCCGGCTCGCGTGTGCGCTGTTTGACTATTTTATCTACGACCTGCGTAAAGTGGGAAAACTGTGTAATTCTGACCCCATAATTAAACTGGTTGTAAAATGGACGACGGATGACAAGGGGCGTAATGTGCTCTATAAATCCACTGGCGAAGAGCGGTATCCCGATTTTAAACTGTATAAGATGATTTCGCGGTCGGTTCATCACCACGTCCCGTCCACCGAAATACACAATCCGTTGTTTGATGGGTATAAAATCACATATAAAAAATACAAGAAGCACGCAGCACTCTCTGCGAAGTTCTTGAAGGCGGGGCGAAACACGCATATTCTTATGAATGTAGATACATTGCCGGTGTATTATACAGTCTAGTCGCCGCTGCTGCGGTGGCGATGATTTGCGAGAAACAGCTCTCGGTGAGCCGGAAGCCCGTTCTTCGCGATGAACTCAATATTGCGCATCGTCCATCCCATCGAACCTCCAGAATGGCCAACCTCCATCTGATACTGGACCAACGAAACGATGTCGTCATCGCCTGCGCTGAACTGGAACCCGCGGCCTTCTGGTGGGCTATACTCTGAGAGATACTTCCATACGTTGATTTCTTTGGACTTTACTTGTGGTAGTTCACCAGCGCGAATAATTGCGCGCATTCCGTCGCGAATCATATCTTCGGACCATTTGTCGTTGAAATACGAGAGGTCGCATTTGCTAACCGATCTTATAGTAAGAGGCCAATACATGGCCGCGGCGTCGGTGTCGGTCTCGGCGTCGGTCTCGGTGTCCATTTTGACGTCAGAAACAGGTTCTGGCGCAGGGACGAACGTCGGGGTGTCAGAGCCGGTGGCGGGCATTTTAAATATACGAATGAACCAGCGAATGAATGAATAAATCATATTCTTGCCTTTATATTCAATATAAACATAATCGAATCAATTTTATGTTTATAGTAAAAAATAGTATTAGTATTACTTTACGACGACGACAACTTAAAGAGACGCAACTAACTTATCGAACGCCATTTTTTTGAACACGCCCTTGTTTACTTTGTTTTTGAGTTCGGTATGTTCGCACATTTTCGCTTGAGTGATGATGAGCTTTGACAGTTTATCTGGGTTAAGCCGCTCACAAAGACCGACGACAAACCCGATGGCAAGATTTTCGGTTGTATTTGAGATTGTGATGTCGATATGGTTGGGCGATGTTTCCATCCAGTCAATGATGAACTTGATGACAACCCCGCAATCAGGGGTATTCGTTCCACGTGGGCGGATGATGAAATGGTTTATCATATCCGCGCGTAGGTTAGTCTTCAGAAGTCTTATAAATTCGGTCATTGACACGCCAGCACCCGGCCCCCTCCGACAACCATTCCAAAATGGAGTAGGATGATTTCCAATCATTACATCATATGTTGCCCCTGCTTCAACGAATTTTATGAAATTGGTATTGAAATTTATAAAGTCCGTCCTACTTCCATACGTATCGTTCATTGCTGGGGAGAAAACCGCCTCTCGAAACTTGAACAGTTGTTGGACTTGTTGTTCCAGAACAGCCAACCTCTCTTTCGTTTCTCTCAGTTCATCTCGCAGTTCATCAATAACCCGATGATTGTCTTCCACAAGTGGCGGCGCACTAGGAACAAGGCCAATCGGAGGATACGAAACAACACCGGATGCTTCGAATACGAGTTTCCCACATTCAACTTTCATAGTTCCATAGCAGCCGGCTTCAATCTTTGCTAACAAATCTCTCGACATCTCTGATGTAAAGGTGATAATGATGTATAATACTCAATCACATACTATTTCAATCACATACTATTTCAATTTTATCTCTTCACACCCGCGCCGCCATCTTATCCAATATGACGCCCACGATGACACCCAGCGACAGACTGCCCGACACAAACCCAACAATGGCGGTAATAATCGTGACGACCCATCGTCTGTCAAACGACTGCGGTTTGAATAAACTATCCCAGTCACCGGTTTTATAAACGACCAGCAACATAACACCGACTACCGCCGCAATTGGAATTTCGTTGATGGCGCGACCAAAGAATAGACATATGACAATAAAAAGCACACTCGTTATCACGGATGAAAACTGGGTTTTCGCGCCATTTGCCAAATTCAGTTTACTTTGACCGACCAATACACACCCACCGAATCCGCCCGTTACACCCGTCACCACATTTGCGATACCTTGGACGAGACTCTCGCGGAACGAATCGCCCTTTATACCCAGCGCGCTTTCGGTATCCTTCACCATAATAAGCGATTCCAACAACCCGGTAAACGCCATCGCCGCCGAAAATGGCAGCATTTTCAGAAGACTGTCCGCGTCGTATTTGATTTTACTAACTGAATCTGATGAAATGATGGAGGGGAGGTCCGACTTTAATGCGCCGACGTCTTTCACGCGGTCGATATTGTAATATTGCGTAAAAATGTAAATAAACGCTGTGATTGCGAACATTGATACAAGACCGCCGGGGATATGGATATGTTGGTCGTTGCTATGCGTGATTGTAATGACACTGAAGAACGCAATCAGCGTGCTTACAACGGTAAATAGGGTCGTATTCGCCATTTTAAGCCCGGTCAACCATTTATGTTCCTTGTCTTTGAAGTTATCCAGTTGATGGACGGCGATGAGCCCGGCCAACGCAATCAGAAACCCCGACATAATATGTTTTGGAACATATGTGACATACTTATATAACCCGGTCATCGCCGCTAAAATCTGGATGAACCCACCAGCGATGACGGTAGGGATGATGTATTCTTTCCCGAGTAAGGTGGATACTCCTGCGATGGATGTGGCGACCGCCGCGGTTGAACCCGAAATCATCGTTGGCATACCGCCGAATAATGATGTTACGAGAGACATCACCATTGTGTTTTGGATGCCGGTATTCGGGGACAACCCCATAATAAATGCGAATGCGATGGACTCTGGAATCAATAAGAGCGCAATCGTCAGTCCCGAGAGAAACTCATTAATAAGTAACGTGGGCGACGCAGATGTCACGGCGTTCATCACTATAATATGTTCTGTAATATTATATAAACACTAGAATATATACTATAATAGATAGAAGTAATGGATAAAGTAATGGACAACCACGACGACGACCCTTGCGCCCGCGACACAATCACCATCGACGGGAAAACCTACGACATCACCGAATTCAAACATCCAGGCGGAAGTATCATCAATTACGTCAAAAATACCGCCGACGCGACCGAGGTGTTCCGCGAGTTTCATCATCG